AAGACGATGACAGGTTGGATAGTATTAATACCTATTGCTTATCTCGTTTGGATAATAGTTAAAAGTAAAATGGAGGAATGAATTGTGACATTAAGACGCTCTACACAGATTTATTTAGAAAGCGAATTAAGCAATTACAAGTATATTGATAAAGATATTGCGCGTGTACGTGAGGAAGTACTCAACCCATGGCAACCGACTGATACAAATATCGGTGGAGAACACGTACACAGTAATATAAGCGTTACGGAGATAAAAGCGACAAGAGTAGTAAATGATAGACGTTTATCACAATTAGCAAGAATGAAATCAGCAATTGAAGTAGTATATCATTCTAGTACACCGGAAGTTCAAAAGTTAATGGAACTATATTACTTTAAGAAACCTAGAACATTAAATCTTACAGGTGTTGCGCAGGAGATATGCGTTAGTAAGTCGACTGCGTATGATTTAAGAAAAGATTTATTAACTCGTTTAGCTGATGAATTAGGTATAATTCATTAATTTTGGAAAAGTTCTGGAAAAATAACATCAACTTAACCTATATAATGATATTGTGGCTACGGAAATAGTCATAACATACTCCTTTCTATATAGTTACGTGGGAAAGTCTTCCTAAGCTTTTCAAATATTGCAGCCTATCTGAGAGAACACTCAGGTAGGTTTTTTGTATGCTGATATGACATTAAAAAACATGTGATATGAGTGTATAAACGCTTTAATATTCTTTAATTTGGAGGTGATGTTAAATTATGGCTAAAAAAACATTATATGAAAAACTAGATATTGAAAGTAAATTAGGGCTTGTTGAAGGATGGAAGCGTGACGGGTTAACTGATGAGCAAATAGCGAAGAATTTAGGAGTTTCATGGAATACGCTAAAAAAATGGAAAGCGAATAAAGAGGCTTTTATGACTGCCATTAAAAAGGGCAAAGAAGTTTCTGATTATGAATTAGAAAACGCATTGCATAAGAGAGCTACTGGCTACTATTACGAAGAAGAAACAGTCACTAATGCGGGTAAGGTTGTCAAAGTTAAAAAGTACGAACACGCTAACCCTACGTCGCTTATATTCGCGCTTAAAAATAGATTACCTAATAAATACAGAGATAAAGTTGAACAAGAAATCACTCAAAAGAACATCGAAATTAACATAGGTGATTACAATGACAAACCTTAAACTTAATTTTAATCACCCAGAAAAAGTGTTCAACAAGAATATATTTGAGATACTAACGAACTACGAAAATTTCACCGAAGTACATTATGGCGGAGGTTCTAGTGGTAAGTCACATGGCGTTATACAAAAGGTTGTACTCAAAGCGTTAAAGAAATGGAAGTACCCAAGACGTATCTTGTGGCTCAGAAAAGTACAATCAACAATCAAAGATAGTTTGTTTGAAGATGTAAAAAGTTGTTTGATTGATTACGGTATTTGGGATATGTGCCAATGGAATAAAACGGATAATAAAGTTGTATTACCTAATGGCGCGACGTTTCTATTTAAAGGTTTAGATAACCCTGAAAAAATTAAGTCGATTAAAGGTATTTCAGACATTGTAATGGAAGAAGCATCAGAGTTTAAGCTTAACGACTATACACAATTGACGTTACGTCTGAGAGAACGTAAACACGACCATAAACAAATATTCTTGATGTTTAACCCAGTATCTAAATTGAACTGGGTATATAAGTATTTCTTTGAACATGGTGAAGATATGGAAAGCGTAATGATACGCCAATCTAGTTATAAGGATAATAAATTCTTAGATAAAATCACTCGTGAAAACTTAGAGTTATTAGCTAAACGTAATCCAGCTTATTACAAAATATATGCGCTAGGTGAATTCGCTACTTTAGATAAATTAGTATTCCCTAAGTATGATAAACGATTACTTAATAAAGATGAGTTGAGACATTTACCTTCGTACTTCGGACTTGACTTTGGGTATGTGAATGATCCTAGTGCATTCATTCATGTAAAGATAGATAAGCAAAATAAGAAATTATACATCTTAGAAGAATACGTCAAAACTGGAATGTTAAATGATGAGATTGCTAGAACGATTAAGCAATTAGGATATTCTAAAGAAGAAATTACTGCTGATAGTGCAGAACAAAAGAGTATCCAAGAGATTAAAAAGTTAGGCGTTGAACGTATCAAGCCTACTAGAAAAGGTAAAGGTTCAGTTGTACAAGGGCTTCAGTTCCTAATGCAGTTCGATATCATCATAGATGAGCGTTGCTTTAAGACGATTGAAGAATTTGATAACTACACATGGCAAAAGGATAAGAATACTGATGAGTATTTGAATGAGCCTGTGGATACTTACAATCATTGCATCGATGGATTACGCTATGCCGTAGAGCGCTTTTACAAACCTGAGACTAACAAACGTTCCAACGTTAAAAAAAGTATTCAAGCCATCAAATCAATGGGCTTATAAGGAGGGATAACGCTTGTTAAAAGTAAATGAATTCGAAAGAGATGCAGAGTATCGACAACATAGAGATAAGATATACAGACGTGACGCAGTAGAAACGTATCGTTACGACGGTACATTAAGCGAGATACTAGGTGATTATGATTTCATTAGCGAGTGTATTAGTCATCATTTAGAGGCACAAGTGCCTAGATTACAAATGCTTGACGATTATTATCAAGGGCTTAACTACAACATCATGCGTAATCGTAGACGTAGAGAGAAACACTTAGCAGATAATCGTGCAGCACATGATTTTGCGTCATATATTGCAGATTTTATCAACGGTTATTGTTTCGGTCATGCGATACAAGTGCAAACAGAAAATGAAGATGCTCAAGAAAAGATTAACGGGCTACATAACCTTAATGACATCGACACACACAACCGTTCAATCGGATTAGACTTGTCTATCTTCGGTCGTGCTTATGAATACATTATCCGTAACCAAGATGACGAGGTTAGATTATACAAATCTGATCCACGCAACACATTTGTGATTTACGATAATACAATTGAACAAAATAGTTTGGTTGCGGTGAGATACTGGCAAACGTCAACAAGAGAATATGACGACACAGATATTTATAACGTGGACATCATTACACCTAATGCAACTAATTTCTTTTATGCTAATAAGTCTACTAATTTGTCACTACAAGAACGTAGACCGTCAGAGCCACATTCGTTTGGAAAGGTAACAATCACAGAGTTTAGCAATAACGAAAAGCGTCGTGGGGACTTTGAGAAAGTTATTCCACTCATTGACTTATATGACAACGCTCAATCAGATACAGCTAACTATATGAGTGATTTAAACGATGCAATGTTATTGGTAATAGGTAATATGGAACTTGATAGCAATACAGCGCAATTACAGAAAGATGCTAATGTATTCCACCTAGTCCCGCCAGAATATACAACAATGGACGAGAAAACGACTGAAGGTAATGTGGACGCTAGATATATCTACAAAGAATATGATGTAAGTGGTGTTGAAGCATATAAAGACAGAATTAGTCGTAACATTCATATGTTCACGAACACACCAGATATGACTGATGAAAACTTTGGTGGCAATCAGTCAGGTGAGGCTATGAAATATAAGTTATTCGGACTAGAGCAACGTACTGCAATCAAAGAAGGTTTGTTCCGAAAAGGTTTGCGTAGACGCTACAAGTTAATCGGTCAAATCATGAGTATCAATCGTGAATTAGATAAAGACGCTATTCAAGATTTAACATTTACATTTACTCGTAACATTCCTAAGTCGATTAAAGATGAAATGGATATGTACTTACAAGCTGGTGGAGAACTAAGCAATCAAACTTTAATGTCGCTCGTGTCGTTCATTGATAACCCACAACAAGAAATGGAACGTATCGAAAATGAAGAAGATGCTCAGTTACAAAAATCAGATGAACGTATGTACAACCAAGAGGGTATAGATAATCACATTGATAATGAGGAGTGATGATCTATGACTTATTGGGAAGATAGAGCAAAAGAAATTATTGATGAAGAAAGTAAATCGGATTATGAGATCGCTCAAGAAATACAACGTATTGTCGATGAGATGAACGCTGATATTGAAGATGAGATTAATCGTTTCTATGCGAGATATGCGATTAACGAAGGCATTTCTTTCATTGAAGCTAAGAAGAAAATTGATGCAGTAGATGTTCAAATGTTCCAACAGAAAGCGAAACAATATGTTGAGAATAAAGATTTTAGCGAGAAAGCTAATGCAGAATTAAGAGCTTACAACACTAAGATGTATGTAAGTCGCGAGAAGTTACTACAAGCGCAACTAGGACTTATTGTAACTTACGCTTATGCACAGATAGAACAATCTATGTATAACTACATGGAGAGTGCTTATTACAGAGCATTAAAGCAACAAGCAGGTATCTTAGGAGAAACACTCCAAGTATCTATCAATGACGTTAAAACAATCATATTCACGCCGTTTGAAGGGCATAAATGGAGTACAAGACTTTGGTCAGATATGGACGTGGTAAGACGACACGTACAAAAGACCACACGTCATGTATTACTACGTGGCAGACACCCTTATGAGTTCATCAAAGACATGCGTAAAGATACAGGGGCAACAACTTACAATATGAAACGACTATTACTGACTGAAACTGCTAGAGTTCAAACGTTAGCGTCTAAACGTCATATGCTTGAAGAACATGGACCAGAATCTGAATATCAATTTGTAGCAAAAATGGATAGCAAGACTACGAAAACATGCAGGAGTTTGAATGATAAAACGTTTAAAGTAAAAGACATGGCGCCGGGTGTAAATGCTCCGCCTCTACATCCTTTCTGCAGAAGTACCGTCGTTCCGCACATTGATGAAAACTGGCGTGATAAGTTCTTCGAAGAACGTAAAGGTAAATATTTCGGAGGTGTGGTTAAATGACAAATGCACTCGAACGTATCGCCGACGCTTTAGAACACATTCATGTAGAACTGAAGCGTCTGAACGATACAAATCCTAGTAACCAAGCACAAGCGAAACCTAAGCAAGATAAAAAGAAATCATTTGAACCTAAAAACTTTATTTGAGGTGGTACTCATGAGAAGTCGTAACGTGAAAATGGTGATCCAATTATCTCGTTGGTAGCATACGTTAGCTACTTGACCTAAGTAAGTCATTAAACTGCTCATAAACATACTAATAACTAATTATAAGGGTTAAGAAACTTGTTTCCCTATCAAAATAAATCTAGCGCACTAATCGGGCTTAACTGACTGATTGGGGCGCTTTTTTTATGCGATAAATTCGAGAACTTAACGTTTATGAGGAGGATAAAAAATGATTAAAGATGACTTATACAAATTAAATTTACAGTTTTTTGCAGAAAACGAAGGCGATTCTGAAAACACTAACGAAAATGATAATAAAGAGTCAGAAAACGATAACGATAGCAAGCAAGAAACTTATACAAAGAATGAAGTAGACTCGGCTATCAGTAAAGCAGTAGACAGCGCATTGAAGAAACGTGAGCGTAAACACCAGCAAGACTTAGAACAAGCTCGTGAAGAAGCTAGAAAAAAGGGTGAAAGCTACGCAAAACTAACTGAAAAAGAAAAGCGTGACAAAGAAATTGAAGAACGCGAGCAAGCGTTAGCTGAAAAAGAAAAAGAGTTCAAACTACGTGAACTTAAATCTGACGTTGAGAGTGACCTTAAAGAAAAAGGTTTACCTACTTCATTTGCAGAGTCACTTATTCATTTAGAAGATGTAGAAAAGATTAATGAAGTTGTGAAAGAAATCAAAGCTGATTTTGACAATGCAGTACAAGAGCAAGTGAAAGAAGTTACTCGACAATCTACACCGAGCAATCAAAGTAGTAGTTTTGGCGGTCGTCAAACAAGCGGAAAGTCGATTCAAGAACTTGCTAATGAAAATAGAATTATAAAATAACGGAGGTATCAACCTATGGCAGATGTAAAACCACAAGTATTCAACCCAGATCATGTAATGATGCATGAACATAAGGAAGGCGAATTATTAAACGAATTCAACAAACCTATCCTTTTAGATGTATTACAAAACTCAAAAATCATGCAATTAGGTAAGTATGAAGATATGAACGGTAAATCTGAAAAAGAATTTACTTATTGGGCGGATAAACCGGGTGCTTACTGGGTAGGCGAAGGTCAAAAAATCAGAACTACTAAACCTAGCCTAGTAAGCGCTAAAATGCGTTCTCATAAATTAGGTGTAATCGTTGTTGCATCTCGTGAGTTCTTAAATTACACTTACTCACAATTCTTCGAGGCAATGAAACCACAAATTGCTGAGCAATTCTATAAGAAATTTGATGAAGCTGGCTTATTAAACGTTGATAACCCATTTGCTCAATCAGTAGAACAATCAGTAAAAACTTCAGGTAATACTGTAAATGGAGAAATCAACTTAGATAACGTATTAAAATTAGAGGATAAATTATTAGAACATGATGTAGAAGCTAATGCTTTCTTATCTAAAACACAAAACCGTACAGCTTTACGTGGTGTGCGTGACGAAAACACTAACGAAAGCTACTATGATCGTTCATCTAATACATTAGACGGACTTCCAGTAGTTGATTTAAAATCTGATGAAATTAAAAAAGGCGACTTATACGCTGGGGACTTTAATAAAATGTTCTACGGTATTCCTTACAATATGTCTTATAAAATTTCAGAAGATGGTCAGTTGTCTACTGTACAAAATAAAGATGGTAGTCCAGTAAACTTATTCGAACAAGAATTAATTGCTTTGCGTGTAACTATGGACGTTGCATTCCACATTGCAGATGATAATGCATTTGCTAAATTAACAGCTGGTTCTGGTTCAACTAGTGGAAATACTGAAACTGTCTAATTAATCTAAGGAGGTCTAGCTCATGGCTTATTCATACGAAGTAGTACGACCATTTGTAGACGCAGAAGATAAAAAACCATATGAAGTTGGCGACATTTATCCTACTGACATTACAGATGAGCGTATTACTCAATTACTACACGCTGATAACAAATATAATAAACAATATATTAAGTTAGTTGTAGATGGCAAGAACACAAAAGCAGAATTAATTGAAATTGCAGATAAACATGGTATTGAAGTATCTGAAAATGATACTAAAGCGGAAATCTTGAACACATTGGAGGGATAACATGGCAACATTAGAGAATGTTAAATTGTTACTCTCGATAAATGACAATGTACAAGATGAGTTGTTAAAAAGAATAATCGATAACACTGAAAAGCGTTTGATTAGTTTACTTCCTATCGGTAGTGATGAAGTTCCGGATAGATTGGAATACATCGTCGAAGAAGTAGCGGTCAAGCGCTTTAATCGTGTTGGCGCAGAAGGTATGACGCAGGAAAGCGTAGATGGGCGTTCTAATACGTTTCAAGCAAACGACTTTGACGAATATATGGATGTAATAGATCAATATACACCACGAACATCAGACAAACGTGGGGCAGGTATTTTCTATTGAGATATAACAAGAGAGTCGTGTTTGCTAAAGAAACGAAAGGACAGTACAACCCTAAGACAAGTAAAACTGAAACATACGAAAAGCGCTACGATGCAATACCATGTAATATCAGTCCGCTAAGTCCACAAAAAACAGTGGTGCAATACGGAGACATAAATAAAGACATCAATATCATACGTTTAAACGGTCATTTTGAGCCTATTGTGACGCACGCTTATATTAACGATACTAAGTATCAGATAACCAAAAGAATTGATTATGAACACGATACAGTGTTCTATATCGAGGAGGTTAAGTAATGCGTTTTGGTGGTGGAGATTTAGACGACTTAATCAGAGATTTTGACCGAATGAACAATGATATTGATGATGACGTTGACGAAGTGTTGCATAACAATGCGATTGAATTTAGTGCAGATACAGTTAAAACTGCTAAAGAAGTAATGAACAAAGGTTATTGGACTGGTAACTTAGCAAGAATGGTTGAAGATGCTAAAGAAGGACATCTAAAGTATGGTATCACTTCTAAAGCAGGTTATAGTGGTTTTGTTGAATACGGCACCAGATACATGGAACCAGAAACGTTTATGTTCCCAGTCTACCAAAAGTTCACTAAAAAAGTCAGAGCAGACCTCGAAAGATTAATTAACGGTTAGGAGGTATGCGATGAAACAATCAGTGAACCTACAACTATTAAATTATTTGTACACAAAGTTCAGTGAATTGGACGTACCTATCATTCGCACCAGTGAGCTTAATCAAGAGCTATCCTATCCGTTTATCGCCATTCAAAACATCAGAGATGAAATTAGTCGTTTAACTTTTGACAGTTACAGTGGTACGCCCACTGCTACTATTCACATCTGGTGCTTAGATGACGATAAAGGTAAGAATGATGAGTTATATATTCAAGTACAATCTATCTTGCTAGATGAGATAGAACTTGACGGATATACATTGACACTACCTCAAATCAGTGTGAATGAAAGTACAGAACAAGACACTAACCAAGTGTTATCACATACAACTATAAACGCAGAGTACGCAAGCCATTAAATAGGCTTGCTTTTTTAATACAAAAATTTAGGAGGTATTCAACCTATGCCAACAAAACAAGGTACTGATGAATTAGTTTTAATTCGTAAAGTCGGCGACAAAAAAGACGCTAACAAAGTAATGTTAGTTACTGAATTAGAACGTGAAACTGAAAAAGACAGAGATACAGAAGCTACATTTGATGGCTCAGTTAACTCTGGTGGTACATTAGAATCTACTGTAACAATCAATTGCTACATGGACCAAAAAGACACGTTATGCGATGAAATCGAAGACGCAACAGAAGATGATACACCATATGAATTATGGGTAATCAATAAGCGAGTTCAAAATAGTGAAGGTAAATACAAAGCTGAATATAGACAAGGTTACTGGAATAGTATCACTCGTACTAATGAAGCAGACGGTATTGCTGAATTTGAAACTGAGTTTGGCGTTTATCTTAAAAAACAACGTGGTTATGCTACATTACCGCAAGCAATCGAAGCAAACAAAGCTGCTTATGGCTTCCACGATACTATTGCAGCTGATCCAGCAGACGACGGTTTGGCTGAAAGCATTCCACAACCAACAGAAGCTGAAACTGTATAAACATGAGGGGAATATCCCCTCTTTTTTATTTGCGCAAATAAAAAATAAGTGAGGTATTTAATTTATGGAAATTACTTACAACGGTAGAAAATTAGAATTATCATTTGGATTTAAAGCATTAAATGCTATTGATAGAAAATTAGGTGTTGAAGCAGAACAAATGAAATTTGGAATGGGCTTACAGTCTACAATTCCTTTTGTGTTACAAGGAAATCCAATTACTTTAGGTGAATATATTATCGCTATGACATCACATCATAAAAAACATCCTACTGAAAACGATGTTTTAGATGTTCTTGATGATATTGCTGAAAATCAAGGCTTAGTAGAATTTGCCGAAGAATTAGTAGAGACACTGGGAAAGAGACCTTCAACCCAAAGCCTAGTGCCAGACAGATTCAAACCAGTGAAGAAAGACAACAAGAAGAAATAGAAAATGAGCCTTTAACATATGAAAAGATTATTGTGCTATGCATGAGTAAACTCAAGATATATGACTTAAAACGCATAGAAATGATGACTTTAACCGAATTTAACTATCGTATGTGGGCGTATGAATACGAGCAACTCGATAAAGATATGGAAATGTACAAACTTGCCTTTGCTATACGTGACGCACAAGCTGAACGTAAGAAGCGTGGTGGTAAGAAAGGTGAATCTGAGTACGTATTCAAAAGTGCGAATGACATCATAGACTATGAAGAAAATATCAAGCGCTTAAATAAAGGTGAAGCCATTAAATATGGCTCAGACTCAAAAAAAGAAGTTAACGCACCATCTGATTTGCTCAAAATGATTGCAAGTCATAACAATTCTTTAAGAAAGGAGTGATAACGTGGCAGAAGCGAATTATAGTATTAAAGCGCAGATTGAGGCGAATACACGTAAGTTTAAAAGCGCTATTCAATCAGCTAAGAAAGTGGCTCAAAACTTCAAGAAAACACAAGAATCGATCAAAGATACTAAATTAGATGGCGACTCATCTGGCGTAATGAAAGCAGTTAAAGCTGCGAAAGAAAGTGTTGAAAGTTTCGATAATGTCGAAGGTAAAGCAGAATTAGATATTGATTCTAGTAAGTTGAGAGAACAAGTCAATGCTGCTAAAGGTATAGTGAATAGTTTCGACCACCTACATGCAGATGCTGAAATCTCAGCGGATATAAAGCGCGCTCAAACGAATATAAAGTTTTTAGAAGAATATATTAATAAAGTTGATAACAAAGATGCTGACATTGATGTATCGGCGGACATTTCAAAAGCAATGAAACGTCTCGATATTTTACGAACTAATTTATCTACAATTACTAACAAAAACTACGATGCCGAATTAACAGCAGATGCTACTAGAGCTAGAGAAGCAATAAAACGTGCTAAACACGAATTGAACGACTTCGCTAGACAACGTGCCAAAGCAACGGTGGAAGTAGATATGAAAGCCGCAACTACTAAAATTCAATGGTTCAAAGCTATGCTACGTTCTATTCCTAACCGACATCGTACTCGGCTTGATGTAGATGGAAATCCAGCAATGGCATTTTTCAAACAATTACACAAAGGTTTAGAAGATTATAGTAATTCATTAGATAGCTTAGCGAATGACATCAGATCATTCGGAACTGTCTTCGGTAATATGATTAAAGGCTCGTTACTTTCTAATATTTCGTTACTCGTTCCGGCAATCGCAAGCGTAGTTCCTGCATTAATGGCAGTATTGAATGCATTAGGCGTAGTTGCTGGTGGTGCGCTAGGTGTAGCTGGTGCGTTTGGTGTAGCTGGTGCAGGTGCAATGGCATTCGGCGCTATGGGTATTAGTGCTTTAAAAATGTTGTCTGACGGTACATTAGAAGCGACTAGAGAAACTGAACGTTATCAAGCATCATTAGATAGCTTAAAGAGTGCGTGGGCTGGCCTTATCCAACAAAATCAAGCACAAATCTTTAATACATTAGCAAACGCTATTGATACTGCTAAAGTTGCGTTAGCTGGACTTACACCATTTATCAATGGCGTATCTAAAGGAATGGAACAAGCAAGTGCTAAAATGCTTGATTGGGCTAAAAACTCACAAGTAGCACAAAAATTCTTCGAGATGATGGGAACGACTGGTGTAAGGATATTTAACAATATGTTAGATGCTGCTGGCTCATTTGGTAGTGGCTTAGTTAGTGTGCTTACACAAATTGCACCATTAGCCGAGTGGGTATCACAAGGCTTCAAGAAAATGGGGCAAGCATTTAATGAGTGGGCGCAGTCAGTTGAAGGACAAAACGCAATTAAATCATTCATTGAATACACTAAGCAAAATTTACCTTTAATTGGTCAGATATTCGGCTCAACATTTAGGGGTATCTTCAACTTAATGAAAGCATTTGCACCTAATACCCATCTTGTATTACAAGGTTTAGCGGATATGGCTAAGCAATTCGAACAATGGAGTTCTACAATTGCAGAGAGCGATGGATTTAAGAAATTTATAGAATACGTTCAAGAGAACGGTCCTAAACTCATTCAACTGATAGGTAATATCATTCGTATTCTTATTAATGTTGGTGTAGCTATGGCTCCTTTAGCATCAGTAGTTTTAAATGTGGCGTTAGCTATTACTAAATTTATAAGCAAACTAACAGAAGCAAGTCCTATAATTGGTATGATTATAGGGATTGTGGCAACGTTAGCCGGAATATTAATGGCATTAGCGCCAGCGTTTATATTTGTAACTCAAGTAATTATCCCCCTTATTACTACATTCGGTGGTTTAAGTGGAATAATTAGTGTTGTCATGGGCGTTATAGAAGGTTTAGGTGGCGTACTTGCAGCATTATCTGGTCCAGTAGGAATAGTAATAGCAGCAGTTGTAGCAGTGATTGCTGTATTCGTAGCTTTGTGGAACTCATCTGAAGTAGTTAGAGATGCTGTTACAGGTGCATGGAAAGCTATATCCGGAGCAGTTGGAAATGCAGTGAAAGCAGTAATCAACTTCTTTAAAGATTTACTAGGTCAAATGGATTACGTTAAAGGTGCTGTCGACTCGTTAGGTGCAATGTGGGACGGTTTCGTTACTATTGTTGAAGGTGCTATCAAATTGTTATCACCAATATTCGAATTAGCATTTAATACAATAGTAACTATTGTAAAAGTAGCTTGGGAAGTCATAAAAGCGGTTATAACAGTAGCTATGCACGTGATAGTTGGTACGATTACCACTTTACTCCAAATATTAACGCTAGATTGGCAAGGTGCATGGCAAACACTCCAAAAATCAGGTCAAGCGATTTGGGACGCTATTGTTCAAGCAGCGATAAATATCTTTAACATTTTAAAAGAAGCATTATCTTCATTATGGCAGGCAATTGTCGATATGTTCTCAGCTATATTCGGACCATTAGCAGAAATAGCATCGAACATATGGAATGCGATTGTACAAGCTGTTTTAACAGTTGTTGTTCAATTAGGTGTATTCCTAATGAATTTATGGACTTCTATTGTCACTACTGCTCAAACGATTTGGACGACTTTAGTCACAGTGGCTTCCACAATTTGGCAAATGATTGTTACTACAATCGTTACGGTAGTCCAAACATTAGGTGTGTTCTTATCAACTATATGGCAAACCATTGTTACAGTTGCTCAAACTTTCTGGACGTTGCTTGTTACAGTTGCTCAAACAATTTGGACTACGTTAGTTACTGTGATTACAACAGTGGTTCAAAGTATAGTAAGTTTCGTTCAAGCTGGTTGGAGTTTACTTTTATCAGTAACAAGCGCAATCATGTCTGCGATTTCTGCATTCATAAGCGCTATTTGGTCAGCTATTGTTAGTATTATCACTTCGATTGTATCAAGCATCATTTCGTTTGTATCAAGTGGTTGGTCGTCGCTAATGAGTATCACTTCATCAATCATGAGTGCCATTTCTAGCTTTATTTCAAGCGTTTGGTCATCAATCGTTAGTTTTATTACTAACGCAGTATCAAGAGCAGTTAGCTTTGTATCAAGTGGATTTTCTAACATGCTTAGCGCAGTTGGTTCTGCGATGTCTGGAATTGTAAATTCAGTCATTTCAGGAATGTCTAATGTGGTTAGTTCAGTAACATCAGGTGTATCAAGAGCGGTAAGTGCTGCACGTAGTTTTATCGGTCATATGGTTTCTGTTGGTCGTGATTTAATCATGGGACTTATTAATGGTATTAAAGCAATGGCAGGACAAGTTGCATCAGCTGCAAAAAATGTAGTAATGGGTGCAGTTAACGCTGCTAAAAGTGCTTTACACATCGGTTCACCTTCTAAGTTATTTAAACAATATGGTGTATGGACTATGGAAGGTTTAGGCATCGGAATTAATAAAGAAGGTAAAAATGTTATCAGTGGCATGGGTAGCATGGCTAATAGTATTACAGACGCGTTTAATAGTAATTTAGCAATTCCAGATATAACTGCCAACATGAAGAAAGTAAACGCTAATATGAACGCTCAAGTACAACATACACACAACATCAAAACAAACCCGTCACAACGTGTTGTTCGCATTGAAATGGGCGTTGACAATGATGCTCTAACAACTATCGTCAACGAACAAAACGCTAATCGTGACGCTACATTTACATTCTAGGAGGTCGTTCAATGGATTTAGAAATTAAAAAACAAAACGGACAACGATATACATTGGGCGACTTTGGTTTTGTCGTCGATGATGTAATTATCGAAAGTATGGAAATTGAAGATAACTACGAAACAAAAGAGAATACGAGTGGTCGTATTCTTTTAAGTAGTCAGTATCGTAAACGTAAGATAAACGTTAAGTGTCATGTAAATTCTACAAAGTTAAACGATAACGCAAGATTAAGGGACGAGTTCTATAACTTAACTAATTCCACTGAAGAAGTGTGGATAAGAGAGTTAAGAAGAAGCGTCCCTTTAAATTATCGCTTTATTGAGCCATTAGAAGATGATTATCAAGAAATAAGCGAGTATAACAATCTCGTACTAGATCATGAAGAATTTAACGATAATTATTATGTAAATGGTAAACGTTATAAAGTTAAAAACGCTGACGTTATCGTACCAGAAGAAAATGGCAAGAAAATTAGTTTTGAATTAGTGTTTGAAACAACTGAATTGCCATTTGCTGAAAGTATCGGCACTTCAATTGACCTAGAGAAACGACCAGATAAAGAATTGTGGTCGAATGATATGCTTATTCCGTTTGATGAGCAAGACGGTTCTCGTATTTACTCGTTCACGAATATATGGAACAACGCCATTTATTATCATGGCACAGCAGATAACGACCAATTCAATATGTATAAAAAGGTAACGATTATTCTTGGTGAAGATACAGAAAACTTTGTGTTCACTATGACTCATTCAGATGTTATGACTATTCGTAACGTTAAGATGAAAAAAGGTGACAAGATTGAATACGACGGTGTACAAACTTTCAAAAATGGTACGCCGTTAAGTTACGAAGTATCTGGATCACAACCGAAGTTTCGTCACGGTTGGAATGAATTTGAATTTAATCAACAAGTAAAGTCGGTTAAGTTCGATATGAAATTTTATTACAAGTAGGTGTTACAAATTGCCAATATTAATAAGTCCAAAGCGTGGTCGTGGCAAGTTTGTCAATACCACCACCAACTGGACGGATAAAAACAGTTCAGAAGCAGTATTACAGTTTGAATTACTAGAAGATGCTTACAATTATGAAGTAGTAAGAGCAATAGATAAGCGTTGGAGTGTGTCTAGAGTAGAAGGACCGGACGACGAAAAAGAATACTTAGCATTTTTAATTGACCGTCAAGCGCATGGTACTAAACAACGTGTGACGGTCTCTTGTCGTTATAAGCCAATAGATACTATTAAACGACGTAGAATCTATGCGCCTATTAATGGTAGTTTTACTGCTAAGAAATTCTTAGATATAGCCTTTGGTCCTACTGATTTAGAGTATAAACTGACTGAAAGTAAGCTGCCTTCATCAGATTTTGAGAATGCTGGAGAAGGTGAAACTGTTGAAGAATTAATTAAAAAAGCGATGTCGCATTGGGATTTAGAGTTTTACATTGATTTTAATAAGAAAACTAAAAAATATACATTTGTATTTACGCCTTATAACCAAAAAGAAGTTGATTACATCATAGATGATGAAATTAATGCAAATAACATCAAAGTTGAAGAAGATACAGGAGATATGGCAACATACTGTGTCGGTTATGGCGATTATACGGACGAGCAGGGTATTACTGGTGCTGGATTGATTATGAAGTTTGAACATCCGGATATGAAAGATATCGGCAAATATGAAGCAGAACCTATTAAAGATGGTCGTATTAAAGATGAAGAATTAATGAAGGCCAAGTTACAAAAGGTTATAGATGACTCAGTCAAACGTTCGATCAGCTTAGACTTTATCGTCTTAAAAAAATACTATCCAAATGCTAATCCTAAAGTTGGCGATTTAGTTAAAATACGTAATTCTGTATTAGGTCTAAATGAGATAGTACGCATCGTCGAAGTTAAGACAAAACGAGATATAAACAACGAAATCGTTAAACAAGAGGTAGTATTAGGTGAATACAGACGTTATGACAGATACATGAATCGTATCAATGTTGCAGCTAATACTATTGGTGGATTAGGTGGTGGCGCATTTGTTAGAGATTACCGCTCAACAAGTGCAAAAACATCAAGCGTCTTAGCTACAACAATAGAGATGAGAAATGAAGGTAATGCTTCTACTGATAAAGCTGGTTTGATGTCACCAGAAGATAAGAAAAAACTAGATTCTATCGACGCGTCATCGAAATTAACTGCTAAAAAAGTAGACGGTACTGTTATAGATTTAACCGATAAAGAATTATACATTGATGAAAATGGAAATCTAAAAATTAAGGAGGTCAGCGATAATGCGTAAGACGATTTATACAAGTCTTGAAACAATATTTGGCGCTAGACACGTGAGAGAGTTAGAACTTAACTTCATCGCTTTTCGTGATATGGTAACTTACGTAGAAGATCAATTACATCGACATAATTTTGTCGATAATGAAGCGCATCAATCACATCAAATTCAACATACATTTGCTGACGGTTCAACAAGAAGTGTAAAAGACTCTATAAACTGGCTAGATGCTAGAATGAGAGCATTTTTAGTACCTACGCTAGCTAACGACCAACAAGAAATTATTGACGCAAGAGCAAGTATAGACGGTAAAGTATCTAAAACATTAGGTGATAGATTAGGGCGTGACTTCAACTCAATCATAAATGATTTAGATAAAGAGTTGAACGTTGCAGCTGATAGTTCATACTTATGGACTCCACCTTATATTAAAGGTGCAATGAGTGGTGAAAATGAGACGCCATTACACAATGAGCCTACTGAAAATTTAAAAGTCTTTTACGATAAGTTTGTTGATAATGAATATTGTCGCAAAACTTATATTGGTAAAGACCAATCAGGTGAATATAGTGTTTACTCATATACATTTGAACCACAACATTATTCAAAAACATTGCTTTTAACAAGTTGTATTCATGGTAACGAATATAGCGCATTTTACGCTAATAGTCGTTTCTTAGATTTGGTTGTAAACAAATGGCATACTGACCCTCATCTAGCTTATATACGCAAAAATGTGCGTATTGTATGTGTTCCAATTGTTAATCCACATGGCTTTGCTAATGATAATCGAGAAAATTCTAATAATGTAGACCTTAATCGTAACTTTGATTACAACTGGAAAGCTGGAAAAGGTACTGATCCAACTGGTAAAAACTTTAAAGGTAAAGCACCATTTAGTGAACAAGAATCAAAAAATATGAAAAAGTTAGTCGAAGGACTAAATCATATTACTGCGCATGTTGATTGTCATAACATTGTATCTCAAGTATCAGATTATTGTTTATTCTATCCACGCTTTTCTAATCAAGACCACAATATTATGACTCAATTCATGCAAGATGTGAGTAATCATGGAGATTTAGTTACATGGGGTTCTAGTACATTGTCATCATTCTCTAACTGGGTAGGTATTAAGAAAAACATCACTTCTTATCTGCCAGAAATTTATGAAGGGCGTGCCGGTAAACCACGTGGCGCAGAAGAAATGTGGCGTAGTGTTAATTTCTTAGGTAATATCATTATCCGATTAATGCAAACAAATACAAGCGGGCAAGGCAGAACGTCGAACGAAGCTTTTGCTAAAACGTTTGTATATAGTGACAGATACAACAATAAAGGCGTTCAAACATTTAGTTTGCAAGCTACTGATAAATATCAACGTATGTTAATGACGCAACAACGTTTTAACATTACAGCTAACGGTATTGTTGAAATGAATGGTTCTATCACGGTAGAAGTTGATAGAGATACAACATTTGGCGTAAATCCAATGGTAGTGCAAAATTACAACCCATGGAGTAGTAATGATAAATCTGATGAACGTCAATTATTCAAAACTGAACACAAACTTCCGAAAGGTATCCATACAATACCTATCAACGCAATCGCACCAGTTCAGATGTCTAGTGTTACGCCAAGCGATGTAAATCGATCGGCAGAAATTATGTGTCCGGTAGAGGTGAAACGTTCAGCGGGTGTCTGCTATATTAAACAACTTATTCAAAACATTAAATTTATTCCAACAGGCTCACACAACGCATTTCAAGCCTTTACATCAACTGGTTATGGCAACCAAAAAGAAAAAACGTTCACTCAAATTTATCCAAATTACGAAAGTGCATACGATATTAGAAATGAAATTATTACTAAAAAATAAGGAGGTTAAATTATGAGTTCAATGGATATTGACGGTATTTATAAAAACGCTAAATTGGTCGCTAGTGACACACCTTATTTAAAACCATTAAGCGATGAACAAATTGTTTTTTACAACTTAGATGTCAATACTGCTGTCCTTACTTTTCAAGTTAAAAAGGACAAATACCCTTTGCAAATTAGCAGTTTAAATAGTGATATTGATTTATATGTTGAATCTGAAAATGGCTCGCACACGTCTTTAACTAAAGTCGAATACATTGATCCAATAAATGGTATCATTCGATTTGTTATTGATAGAGACTTTTTAAAGGCTTCTACTGATACGTGGGTTAATGGTCAAGTAAGAGTGAAAGCAGTTGGCAGACCAGATACTGTTATTCTTAATGAGTTTAGGTTTTATGTTAAAGATGCATTGATTAATAAAATTGGTGCAGATATTAAAGTAAGATATATTCGTCAAATCGATGATTTAATTGAAGAAGCTGAAAGAAGATTAATTGCTGCGTCTGCTGGTATTGATAATGTGGAAGATATTCAGTTACGTTTTAACTCGTTTATCAGTGAACAAAAACAAGATTTAGAAAAGATTGTGACTGACACTGAAAAAAGAACGAACAACTTGGTTGATTCGGCACAAAAAGACATTAATTCAGCAATTCAAAATATGCGTGACGAAGCCGATACTATCCGAAAAAATCTAAGTGATGAAACAGCTGGTACAGTAACTAAACCAGATTTAGACACTACACTTTCTAACTATGTAACTACGGTTGATTTTAACAACGCTTTAAACAATAAAGCAGATAAAGGTGAAGCAACACCGTCGAACTTACCAGATAATTTTAATGAACTAATCAATCAAGCAGTCACAAATAAAATTAAAGAGTTAAATCAAAATAAACCATTATTTAATGATAATGGTGAGGTATACGAAATTAATAATCCAGATTTATCAACAATGGACTTCGTTGATACTTCTGGATATTTTTATGCGGTCGGTCCACTTCATACGCCAGACGGTGAAGATACAGAAGGTATGTTACAAGTATTAGCTTATGGTAACTACACCAAAGTTATTTTCTCACCTAATGAAACAAATGCGATTTATCTACGTTCTAAACTTAATCAAGTTGGAAACAACTGGACTGATTGGCTCAACATTGGTAGTGAAGTAGAAATCGGTACTAATGATAGCTATGTTGAAGAAAGTGATGTAGATACTTCAATAGATGATAGTACAGAGATAACGTAAAATGAAAGAAGGTGCTAAATATTGAAATATAATTTTAATGAAGTTATCAATTTTATACTTTTGTTAGGGTTAGGCGCTTTTACTTTTGCGAGAGGTTTTTTCTTCACCAAAGAGCAAGAGAAAGTTCTAGGTGATAGTGATTTTTATGTAGCGCTTCATCACATCATGCCTATTTGGGTGTGGGGCATAATTATTATGATTGCCAGTCTAATCTTAATGATTGGTGCTTTCTTTCTACCAAGACAAAGCACAAGCAGTATATGTAATTATTTATTAGTTATTGGCGGTTTTAGTTGTTCTATACTTTATTTTCTAATGACATCAGCAAGTATTTATCATGCGATTAATTGGCTCTCTACTACACAATTCAGTATTTTATCAGCAGCCTGCTTTGTAGTTGGTTTTATTGGAGGTGCTGATATTTATGACAGAAAATAAGCACGTCACGTATGAAGAATGGCGTACTTCTAGAGAAGATATACTCGAAAAGATAAAAGCTGGTGATGATAAAAATTTAAAACACATCAATGAATTAAAAGAAAAAATTGTAGAGGGCAATGTTTATCAAAGGCAATCGTTCGAAGTTCAAAAAGATACAAACGAACAAATGAAACAATTAAACGATACTAACAGTAAACAATGGGACGCAATCAAAGAAATTAAGTTTGTAGTTAAAAATCATGAAGATGAAATCGAAAAAATAGAAGGTACGATTTCAGAAAAACAAAAAAACAGTGTACAAATCACTGTGGCTCTTATAGGCACTGTCGGAACGATTATAGTCGGTGCTTTTGGGCTAGCACAGTATTTCTTTTAAGTCGGCACAATATGTGTCGGCTTTTTATTATGCAAAAAAGAAGGTGGATAAATGGCAATTTTACCTTCAAGTGGTAAGCCGACTGCTTCACAAGTAGCAAGTTGGGCAAAATGGATGGCTAATAATCGGCGTGGTGTCAATATAGATGGAAGGTATGGGTATCAGTGCTGGGATTTACCTAACTACATCTTTGAAAGATATTGGGGATTTAGAACATGGGGTAATGCGAATGCTATGGCAAGACGTGCTAACTATCCAAATACTTCATGGAAAATATATGCAAACACTCCCTCATTTATTCCGAAACCCGGAGACGTGGCTGTTTGGACTTATGGATGGGCAGGACATACTGCAATTGTTGTTGGTCCAAGTGATAAAAAACATTTTCGTTGCGTTGATCAAAACTGGTATAGAGCAAACCAATATAGAGGTTCAGTCGCTGCATATGTAAACCATGATTATAGTGGTAGAGGCGGAAGTCTTTATTTCGTCAGACCTCCATATAAATCAGAGCCTAAGAAACCTACTCCAAAACCGACAGAGCCAGATAAACCTAAAGATACGAACACAACTACACCAACTACTAAACCAGAAGAAAAAGAAACAAAAACGGTAGTCAAAGAAGTTAAAGAAGTTAAGTTTACAGTAGATGATGTAGAAACAAACTTCCCTGCATTTATTCCTCACAGAATAGCAAAAGGTAAAGACAGAGGTCGTTCCCCTAAAAAAGTGTTAATACGTGACGCTGGAACAATGTGTAGTGTACTTGATTTATATACAACTAGACGCAAATACATTAGAACATCTGAATTACCACATTACTACATTGATAGAAATTACATTTGGCAACCGAGATATGAGCAAATAGAAGTACCAAGCGCACCAGATTGTCTAGTTATTGAAGTTTGTGGCGACTACTCAGATAGTAAAAATGATTTTATTTTAAACGAAATACATGCAATGATTTATCTAATTGGTCGCATGAAGTTTCATAGCATTCCAATGAAACAATCATCGTTCATAATTGAAAGTGAATATTGGCGCACTATTTTAGAACATGGCGCTTGGGACACAGTAACTAAAGGTCAGCCAAGTAAAAAAGTTGAAGATAAGACAATAGAGGCATTAATCAATCTATATCAAAATAGAGAAAAATTACTCAATGATATTCCGTCAGATAAAATAACTAAACGTAAGATTAAAGTCGAAGTGTCAAAAGATGATGAGACTACTTCAAGTAGTGATAATAATACATCAACGACTAAACCAAGAAAAACGTCAGTTAAGAAAACGCCTACTGTTACAGTTGTTTATAGTAAATACACCTACAACAATGCACTTAATATTCAAATGGCTAGAGCGCCACAAGTTAACTATGGTAGTGGTTGGTACAACGCTAGTCGAAGTGCTACATCGGCAGCTATGAATAATGCAAAAATATGGAATAACAGTAAAATGCGTTATCAAATGCTTAATTTAGGTAAATATCAAGGTATTCCAGTTAGTAAGTTAAATAAAATCTTAAGAGGCAAAGGAACATTATCCGGACAGGGGCAAGCCTTTGCAGACGGTTGTAAGAAGTATAATATCAACGAAATATATTTAATTGCTCACGCTTTCTTAGAAAGTGGATATGGTACTTCAAACTTTGCAAGTGGTCGATATGGAGCATATAACTACTTTGGCATCGGAGCGTATGACTCTAATCCTAACTACGCAATGACGTTAGCTAAAAGTTATGGTTGGACTACGCCAGCTAAAGCTATTATCGGTGGAGCAAAGTTTGTCAGACGAGGTTATATCAATAACGGTCAACAAACCCTTTACCGTATGCGTTGGAATCCACAATCACCGGGTAATCACCAATACGCAACAGATATAAATTGGTGTAAGCATCAAGCGAACACTATTTATAACTTATACTCACAAATAGGTATGAAAGGTGAATACTTCATACGAGATAGATATAAATCTTAAATCACAGGACTATGTGCTGACAGCATGTAGTCCTAATTTTTATGAAAGAGGTGTCAAAATGATTTATAAAAATAAAGATATTGTAACTAATATCAACGAAAGAGGTATTGATTTAGGTAACATTAATGTTACTTTCTACACCCTAGACAACGGAACAACTTCGTTAAGAATTTTTCTGAAAAAAGAAGTGAACTACGACAACCAAATAGTTAAAGATCCGGTTGATTTAACTATCGAAAATTGGACACCTTACTTATTAATGGTTGCAGAAGATGGTTCTATCTTCTATGAGAATCTTGATATAGTTGACGCTAAAAATGGAATCGTACAGTATTTAGTATCAAATGTTGTAGTTAGACACGTTGGTAAAATTGAAGCAAGTATTATATTAGAAAACAAAGAAGATAGCGTGCATGTTGCTAATTTTTATTTTAACGTTGCTGACAGTGGGCTTTCTGGTTCTATCGGTAAGGAAGTTGATGTCTACATGTTAGAAGACATTGTTGCTAAAGTAATGTCTAAAAACGCAATGGGTTTATTAAGCGAAGAATATCGAGAGCAGTTAAGAAAAGAAATTATCGATTATTTAAAGGTTAATAAAAAAGAGTATCAAATGAGATATGAAGATTTAACATATTCACAAAAACAAGATTTAATGAAAGAATTAGCTGATCAAACTCGAACAGATTTTCAGATTGAAGATAATTCGTTGCCATCTTCAAAATTGATAGACAAAACTTTAACTACGGCTAAATTTGCAGACCAGTATTCAGCTGTTAGGGTTTTGGATGATGGCGAAAATGTAACAACACTTAACAAAGAAGGAATCTATTTTAAAACTCCAACAACAAGATTGAATGGAATGCCTAATCAATTAAAAGATAATGGCTATGGTTTCGGCGGTATTGTAGTTGTAAAACCATATAGTCAATTTCACTACGTTCAAACGATATACGATGTAGATAATAAAGGTGTTTTTTATAATAGAACAGTGAAGAATAATGCTAATGCGGAATGGAGAGCATATTCCAGTGATGACAAAGTGACACAATTAGCAAACGAACAAGCTAATATCAAAATGCAAAACATACTTAATGTTTTTGAAAAGTATTCAGAAACAATTGTACCTGACGATGTAATGAAAAACGCAAGCGCTATTCAAGAGTTTAAAGTTGAAGGCATAGACCCTAGTACACCAGTTAAAATATGGTTGGCTTGTCGTAATTTTGGAACTTGGAATTATCGTATTATGCTAGGCCAAAAAGTGAACGGAACATGGTCATTATTATTAGATACAGGTGCAAATTTCACTGTCAAAGAAGCTGAAAAAGGTGCTACTGATATATCTTTTGAGAAGAATGGAATAAAATTAAAAGCTAGAATTAATTATAATTTAATCGCTAACGGAGATAGATATATCGATCAACGAAACATCACTGATGAACCGTACTTTATTTTAAGACCAAGCAAAGTGAACTTATTAAACACTCAAAACAATAAAGGTAATGGTAGTGGAGTTGCCTACGACCAATCACTTAACACAACAGATAGTGTCAAATTTGCAAGTATCAAAACAGATGCTTTAGATGTATCGGGTACTATGCCGAGTGGCACATTAGCGCAACCACCTAAAGTGAGTAAAGGAGATATGTGGTTAGATACCACAGATAGCT